CTTCGGTGTTGGGGTCGTGAACCGCGATGGTGTACGAGATGGTCGACGCCCGGCCCGGCGACGTGCCTTGCACGGCGATGATCTTCCCGAGGATGAGGCGAGGGTCGGCCATTACAGAATCCGGTTTGCACCCGGCAACAGTTGCCATCCGAGGCCGTCGTTGTTGTTGCCCGCGGTGCGGTTGCCGTAGTCGTAGACGTCCTGGTACTCCATCAACGGCTTGTCTGTCTCGGGGTTGCCGATCTGGTATGGAGCGAGAACGGTGTAAGGCGGACGCACCAGAACACCAGTCACTGGCGTGCAATAACTCACGTCGTTGCTGATAGTGTTGGGAAAGTAGAACGTACCCTTGTCGCGCTCCCACATGTACGAAATGTCGTAATAGCCCTCGTCATCCACTTGGCTGACAGTCGCACCTTGGAAGTGATAGAGTTTGCCGTCTGGCATGACATGCAGTTTGTCCGTCTGGTCATCAATAACGTCGAGATCACGGATGTTGTCGACGCGGACACGGACGTTGAGCGGTCGAACCAAACGCGTCTCGGCCACCTGCCTCTTTGCGATCTTCCAAACCTTCTTGCTGATCTGCCCGTTGAGGCCGTCGTTGATGACCAGCGACCGCACGCAAATGGGAATGTCAACCATCACCCTTCGTTGTGCCCAGCCCCAGTGATACCACGCCGGATCGTCTTTGTTTGGCTGCCTCAGGTCCACGAACCGCGAGTCGTTGGAGTACTCGCAATCGACGTTGCACGTGCCGTCATCGTTCGCCGACACGTTGTAGCGGTCGAGGCGAAGGTCGGGTAGGTCGGGGTGGCTGGTGTTCGTCAGCGGAATCCCGTCGGCCAGCAGGGCGGCCGCCGGGTTGATCGTGTCCACGACGAAACGCCGGCGAGCGGTCTGTTTGCCCGCCCGGTTCTTGGTCCAGTCACGCTGCAGGCCGAGTTCGTACGCCGTGGGCATTAGCCGACCCCCTGCACGATGATCTGGTTCATGTTTGCGGCGGCGACGGTGCCTTCCATACGGAGTTGTGCGGCGAGTTGCACCATCGACGCGGCTTGATCGGTGGCAAACGCCCGATTGGACTCCTCGCGGATGGCCCGGTAGGCGTTGGTCCACGCTTGGCGGACCTGATGTGCCCGACGCTGTTCCGCGTCCATCTTGTCCGTGGCGTCCTTGGCGGCCTTGTCGGCGTCTTCCTTGCGTTTGCGGTCTACCTCTGCCCAAAACGCCGCAAGATCTTCAAGCCTGTTGCGACGTTGCTCTTCCTCGTCTTCGGCTCTAAATCTGGCTTTTTGACTCTCTTCTTCCATTTGAAGTAGAGTCTCAAAATCGCGTAGGCGTTTGTCGGCGGCCTCTTTGTCTTTTCGTTCTTGTTCCTTGCGTCGGTCCTCTTCGATCTTGGCAAGCCGATCGGCCGTGTCCTGGTTGATGGCGACGATGGCATCGGCGGTCGCCTGCTCGGCGGCGATCTTGCTTTCGGCGTTCAACTGGTTGTACTTGTCGGTGATCGCCTGAATGCGGTCCTGTGCCTCGGCCCGGATCTTCTCCTCCTCCGTCATCGTTGCACGGATGGCGTCCTGATTCATCTTGGCCAAGTCGGCGAGGAGTTTGTTTTCCTTGTCCGTGGCGTCCTTGGTGCGGTCGCTTCGGATGCGATTGCCAAAGGCCTTCAGTTCATCGTTGAGTTTCCGCTGTCGATCCAGCAGTTTCTGCGGGTCATCGCCGAACATGCCGAACGACAGCGTTTGCTTGATCGTGTTCCACGTGCTGTAGGAATCTGCCAGGGCGGCGTTGATCTTGGTGAGTTCGTCACCGACTTGCCGCGACGCTGCCTTGGCATCCGCTCTATTGATCGTCAACGCAAAGTCGGACGCGTGATCGTTCGCCGTCTTGAGTTGCTCGATAACGTGCGTGCTGATCGCCTCGCCGATCTTGAAGAACGTACCGGCGACGGCACCCACGGCGAACAACTTGCCGATGAGCCCCTGCACAACCTCGACCTGCTCGCCGTAGGTCTTCTTGATGCCCTTGAGTTTTTCGCCCAAGGGACTGAGCGTCGCCTCCTGCTTCTTGGTCGCGGCGGTCACCTTGTCGGTCGCGGTGACGGCAGTGCCACCGGCCGATTCAATCTGTGCCTTCGCAGCCTCGACCTGACCCGCCACTTTGGACGTGTCAGCCTCAAGGCCCATCGATACCTTGGCGACCTCAGTCACAGGTCACTCCTTACGCCACGGTCGGAACGTCGGCCACGCGGAGAGTGCCCGTCACGCGGACAACGTCATCGACCTTCCACGACAGGTTCAGGCGGTTCCAGAAGGCGGGGAACGTGTACGTGCGGCCCGTGGCGACCGTCAGGACGCACGTGTTGTCCGGCTTGCTGTCGGTCGCGGTGATGTTCCAGGTGGGCTTGGTGATGGCGCCAGACGCCGCCGTCAGGCCCGGCAGCGACGTGCCCGCCGCCTGCGTCAGGTTGCCCGAGCCGCTGAAGTTGTACGTCAGTTCGGAGAAGTCGCCCAGGCGGACCCGCTGCACCAGTCGCGGGGTGGTAATGTCGCCGGTGAAGGTTGGGTCGGTCGCCCCGTCCTCGACCATCTTGAACGTCGCCGCTGCCGCCGCACCCGTGCTAGGCATGGACGGTGCCGTTGCATCGTCGGCCTTGCAGGTGTACGTGCCCGACCACATGCCGATACCGCCGGGCATCCAGCGACGCCACGACGTACTCGGGTCCGTCGGGCCGGTTGCCCCGCCCGCGAAGTACGTGATGTCAATCTCCGGCCACGCGATGTCGATGCTCCACGCGTTGATGTACTGGACGTAGCCGCTGGCGTAGGTCACGTTGCTGCTGATGCCCAGCGGCGTCGTGGTTCGCGGCCAGATGCCGGAGAAGTCCACCGTGCCCGTCCGCAAGCCGTTGATGCGGGCGTGCATGTTGATCGCGGAGCCCGTCGCCTGCGTCACCTCGATTTCGTTGCTTTCGAGGTTGATGGTGGCGAGGTCCGTGGTCATGCGGAGGGCCGTACCGAACAGGTACAGCAGGTCGCCGCTCGCCGCGGTGCAGGTCAGATTGCCGGTTTCGGAAGTGAGCGGGTATGCCATGGGTGGTTCTCAGGGGTTCGCGGCCAGTGCCGACACTCGGAAGGTCGCCGTCATCGTCGCTTGGATCGAATGCTCATCAGTCATCGTCGCGTCGTACGTCCGAACGAAGCAGTGCGACGCCTTGGCAGTGTACCCGTTGGTCGGCAGGACCAGCAGATGCCGGTGAAAGCCGTACGTGGGGATGCGGCCAGTCTGAAGGACGGCGTTGCCGTGCAGCCGGTCCATGACGGCCGTGATGCGGGCGTTGAAGTCCGCCGACGAGGCGTAGTTTTGCACCTGGTCCCACACGGTGAACGTCGCCGTCGCGGTCCACTCGTCGGCCGTCAGCGAGTGGTCCTGCTCGAGGCGGACGCCGACCAGCAGGTAGGGGTAGGTGATCGCCGCGGGCGTGCCGAACACCGAGTAGGCACCGCTGATGATGTTCCACGCACCCGAGGCGTACAGCCCGCCGGCGCCGGTGTCGGCCTTGATGCGGTCGAAGATGGCCTGGTAGATGCTGGACAGGATCATGTGGGTGCCCCCGGTGCAGGCTTGAACGCCTTGCGGATGATGCTTCGGAAGCCTGCACCGAACGCCTTGACCATGGCTATTTGGTTGTCGCGGTTGCGGGCGGCCGGTCGGAGGAACGGACGAGGCGGCATCCGCACGGAGCGAACCAGCACAAACATGATTTCGGGCCGCTTGCGATTGCGGGTGATGAGGAACTTCTTGCCGAACATGGTGGCAAACTTCAGGCCCTTGGCATCCTTCAGCGACTTGTACTTGGCCCGCAGCCGTGCCGCCCGTTCGTTGACGGGCACGGTCAGGTACTTCTTAGTCGTGGGCTTCAGGATGCCGCCCAGTTCGTGGATGCGGGCATACTTGACGTTCGTGCCGACGATCGCCTTGCCGTTCTTTGCGGGTGTGGCCGTGATTGAGCGTTGCAGTTCACGCGTTCCAGTACCTGGCGGACCACCGGCAGGTGCCGGGTGGTATTGGACGGTCTTGACAAACAAGTTCTTGATGAACCGCACGCACTGCGTGGCCGCACGATCGACGCCATGGTTGGCCGCCTCGCCGAGCAGTTGCTGCAGCCGTGGCTTGTCCAGTTGCATGATTGTCCTGGTCACGCGGAGGGTCATCAGTCTTGGTCTCTCTCAAGGGTGACCACGTAGACCACGCCCTGCAGGATCAGGTCACGCGGCTGGCCCGCGACCCGGTACTGCACGCCGTTGATGATGACCTTGTCCTTGGGCGTCACGCCCCATGCGGCCCCGGCGGTCGTGACGGGTGCGCAGTACACCTCGAAGATCTTGGTTGTGGTGTCGCGGCCGTAGACCAGACCATCCGCGGCCGAGCCCGGTTGTACGCTGCACGCCACCGAGAACGACGCCGTGCCGGGAGATGTGCCACGCGGTACGCCGTCATTGGCCGTCGCCCATGTCGTGGTGTACACGTCCATCGTTTGCTTGAGCAGATGCCACGGCGTGTTCGCCACGTCACGCCCTCCCGGTGTTGTACGCTCGGATCAGTTCCGCCTTGATGGCCGTGGTCTTGGCCGGGTCCATGTTGGTGTAGGAGTACCCGCCGAGGCTCTCGGACTGGATGCCCATGTTTCGGCCGCGGGCGGCATACGCCAAGTCCGTGAGCCGGTAGCAGGCCATCTTGATGTCCGCCGGGATCGTCGCGTAACCGCCGGTGTACACGACCTCGACGTTGTCGAAGCCCTGGTCAAACCACGGCTGCACGCTGAAGGTGGCGTTGACCGTGCCGAACGCCGTGACGGGGAACCGGCCCATCTTTGGGTCGATGCGGGACAGCACGCCGCTGTCGCCGTTCACGCGGTAGGTGTCGGAGTCGAGCACTTCGGTGTCGCCGCCCGCCGTGTAGAGCGTGACGCTGGTGATGCTGGTTACCGGCCACTCGATGAGTTGGATGGTCTGCTCGTCGTTGCCGTCGTACCGCTCGGTGCGAGACTTGCTCTCAAAACCGTCGGTCAGGTTCCGATCGCACAGACGGCGGACCTCCATCGAAACGGCGTCCACCAGGACGGTGAGCAGGGCGTCCTGTGCGGTGCCGGTGATGCCCGCCCAGACCTTGTACTCGGCAATGCTGATGAGGCTGGCCATGAAGCCCGGCCCGTTGCTTTCGCCGCGGGCCGAGGGTGTGTGAGCGAGAGAAAATCAGACGGCCACGACCACGCGACCCAGCAGCGAGGACGAGTTGCCGAGGTTCTGCGAGGCCGAACGCTCGACTTCCGTCGTGCCGGTCACGCCCTTGGCGCCGTGCAGGCCGATCCAGATGACGCCGTAGAGCGTCGTTCCGGCCGCCGTGCCGACCACACGCAGGTAGCGGCGGACGCTGCCGCCGGTGCGAACGTGCAACAGCCACTGCTTGTTGTCGCCAGCAGCCGCCGTAGGCAGAGCCGTGCCGCTGAAGGCCGCACCGGTCAGGTCAACCCAGTCGGTGTTGTTGTCCGAGTGCTCGATCTTCAGGCCGGTCATGTTGGACTGAATGTCGCCGATGGTGACGATCGCAGCCGCCTCGCCGATGCCGCCGAGGACGGTCGTATCGAAGGCGACGCCCGTGTTCGCCGCCGAGATGGAAAGCGGGCCACCCGTCGAGGTGCCGCCCTGGATGTACGCGTTGAGGAGAACGTTCATGAGTCAGAGTCCTTTCGTGAGAGTCAGGGCGGATCAGTCACCGACGAGGCAGACCACCGGGCCGTAGGTCGAGCCGCGGCCGTCGCCGTGGACATCCACGCAGAAGCGGCTGGTGCCGCGAACGGCGATGCTGTCGTTGTTGAAGTAGAACTGGTCGGAGGTCTGGATCTCCAACTGGCGACGATCGCCCAGCATCGTGCCGCCGGTGAAGTCGCCGAAGTAGCACGACTTGATGTTGGTGCCGGTCGCCTTGGGCAGGACCTGCGAGAAGAACACGGGGTAGCCGAGGAAGGTGGCGTCGCCTCCGAGGCCGCCCATGGTCAGTTCCTTGAACTGGTTGGCGGTCTTGTCCACGCGGAGCATGACCTGCGCGAAGAACTGGCGGCTGCAGACGAACGCGAGGCGGGCCGGGTTGACGTTCTCGACGCTGCCCATGATCTGGGTGAAACTGGCCACGGTCATGTTCGCCCACGAGAGCGACACGTCGATGTAGGCCGACGCCGGAAGGGCGTTGGCGAGGCCGACCTGATTGGCGTAGGTCGAGGTGCCGTCACCGAGGAAGTACGCGTTGTCCTCCGCGATCGCCTGCGATTCGGCGATGCTGCGGGCCACATCGTCCGCGATGTTCACGGCCGAGTCGGCC